TGGAACAAGGTGCAGGAACTCGAAAACGATAAAAAGATTTTCACCGATATGCTAACCAAGCAAATCGAATACAGCCTTATCACTCCCTACTCTGCAGCAAAAATATTATACGGTGACGACGTTGATGAATCAAACCCACCGCCAGATATTTATTATCAAAAGGGGTTGAAGGAATTAGGCGCGGAGGAGCCAGAACCGGAACCTATTGTTGATGAGGTTATCACTGCTGAAATGATTAAAAACGCACGCAATGGAAAAACAGATTAAAATATTAGACTGCAAGGTAGCAGATATCGACGGAAAAAAACGGATGGTGAAGGCGTACTATTCAGCATTCGGCAATGTCGATTCTGATGGTGATATCATCGAGCGCGGTGCGGGACGTAAAACTATAAAGGAAAACGGCCCGGAAGGCAAAGATATAATCAGGCATTTTTTAAATCATTCATTCAAGGCAAACCCGGAAGTTTTGACAATCGGAAAAATAAAAGAGATTGGAGAGGACGACCACGGCAATTACTTCTGGTCAAAGATTGCCAGGACTGCATTAGGTGAAGACATTTACAAAATGTATGAGGACGAGATGATTAATAACCATTCGTTTGGATTCATACCGATAAAGCAGAAAGTAATTGACGGAATTAACCACATTTATGAGTACAAAATGTTCGAAATTTCCACCGTCACAACGTGGAGCGCGAACGAAAAAACACCAACTATTGAAGTAAAAGAAGGGGAGCCGAAAATCATCACTCCCGAATTAAATACAGCACTTTTTATAGAGCCGTCGCGATACACTCTTGATCAAAAAGCCGCCATGCAAACAATTTTTAAACTCACAAAATTTAATTTTTAAAATCATGGAAGAGAACAAAATGAAGTTCGGGGCAACAGAGGTCAACGACCCTGAACAATTCGCGGCATTGCTCAATAAGCAGTTCGCAAAATACAATGACTTGTTATCCGGCACGGTTGCCAAAGGTGAACTGAAACAAATGTACGCCGATTTGATTGTGGAGAACAAGGACATTTTATCGAAGGTCGCATCGACCGGCGATCAGATGGACTTACTCACGAAAAAACTTGCCGAGGCAAATGACACTTTGATAATTCAAGGCGAAACAATCACAAAGTTTAGAGACATCTTAAACAACGATTCACACAAAGAAAGTGTTGGCAATGCGATTGTGAGAAAAATCACCAAAGAAGGTGCGCTGAAAGATTTCGTTGAAGGCAACACAACTACACAACGATTTGAAATTGAAACAAAAGACGTGGCGTTCACTGGAACCTATGGAAGTGGAGCCGCACAACACGCCTACATGCCTTTCCAGATTCCACAGATGCCACCGATGGAAAATTCAGACGTTCGGCTGATCCTGCCTACCGGTACGATCAACTCCGAAAAGCTGGACTTTCCACAAGAACGCGCTGCTTCATTAACTGATGCTACCGCTTCAAAAGCTGAAAATGCGACATTAGTTGAGTCCACAATGGGGTTCGAAATGATAACCGTAAACGCAAAGCGCATTGGTGCTTTTATCGAGGTTTCAAGGACAGCGTTGAGAAATTCAGCATGGTTATCGAGTTACATCAACAACCGCTTAATCGCGATGCTGATTAAAAACCTGAACACTCAGGTCATTGCAAACACCGGATCAGGTACCGACATCAACGGACTGTTTAATCAAGCAAATGCTTTCGATGCCAGCACAAACTTTACCGGAGTTTCGGCAAATCCTTCAATATTTGACGTGATTCGTGCAGTAATGGCCGACATGAACAGCACATATTTCATCAATGCAAACAGCGTTTTATTGAATCCTACCGATGCAGCAATTGCCGCAATAAGTAAGAACACAATTGCTGACTACATTGATCCCGCTTCATTCTTGCAACGTAACCAGGTCGGATACACCGGCAACTGGGGACTTCGTAACATTGAAACCGGGGATATCACAAAGGACACCCTTTTGGTTGCCGCGATTCAGCAGGCATATATGGAGCTGTTATTTAACGGCCCGATTGAGGTGATCGCAACCGATTCACACGCAAGTAATTTTACCTCCGACCTGGTAACAATCAAAGTTCAGGTTCAGGCAATGCTTCCTATTTACAATGCAAATGCATTGATGAAGGTGGCCAGCGTGGCCGCTGAAATTACTAAAATGACAACAGGAGCGTAAGATATGAAAGGATTTATATTGATTGCACTTTTAGCAGTCGGGATGATTGCAGGTGCACAGACATATTCTTACTCATTCACAACTAATGGGGATGCCAGTGGTCACTTTTGGGACTATGCAGACACAACTTCAAACGGGGACACAATTAACGCAGTAATCAGGGTTAAATCTGATGTTGCCATGAACTTGCGATTTCAGATTTTAAATGATGAAGTTTCAGGAACTGCAACAGCAAAGGCGGCAATTTGGGGGTCAAATGATGGAGTAACTTACATTGCAACGGGCGATTCAATTACGGATGCGCTTACGGATGATGGGTCAATATGGGTACTATGTAGAAACTTTAACTATAGTTACGCAAAGTTGGAGTTCATAACTGCCGGGACTGAAACGTCAACGGCAAAATGTTACTACTCATTCAGGAAAGAGTAATGAAAAAGGTAAAAGTCATAATCACAAAATTAGCAGGTGAGACCGGGTTGAGAAAGCCCGGTACCACCTTGCTTATGTATCCGAAAGAAGCACAATCTTTAGAGGCTCGCGGTTTTGTTGAGATCGAAAAGCCTAAAACGAAGAAAAAGAAATCAGGTAAATAATGGACAAGATTCTCACCATATCAGATTTTACAGGCATTTATGAACTGCCGATTTCATCATTGAATACGGACAGGGCAACGGCTATTTTAAATAAAGTTGAAGCCGATATTTTCAGAAAGATGATGGGTGATGATGCTTACCGACGTTCAATACTGTCATGCTATGACATTGACATTGAGGGAGAATTATCTTTGGCTTATAATCCTGATTTTGAAGACTTTTTTGGAGGGGTAACCGCGTACGAAGTTGACGGCGTTTACAAACTATTCGATGAAGGATTTAAGAACGCAATACTGTCATTTGCTTGGTACGAAATAATGCGCGACTTTCATCAGTTCAGCAGTTCAAATGGCATCTTTGAAGCCTTAGCCGAAAATGCACAACCGGCAGCGAACCGAGCAAGCGTTTTGTGCTACATGTGGAATAACGGGGTGAGAATTTACAACGACGCTTACAGATACATTGTTGATTACATGATTGGTGTGTTGGGGCTTGATGCTGACGGTGAGATATTCGAGAACCTTGAACACAAATCAATTGAGGAGCGAAGCTGGATATGATGACAGAGCAATTAATCGGCAGTGTGGTTGAACAGCTTGCTTCTGAATTAGAGGATGGGCATAAGCCATTTTATTTTTATGGCTCCCCGGTTTCGATTCAGTCCGAAATGGTAAAGACTATGAACGCTTCCGGTAAATATCCTGCCATCATTTTGTTCAATGAATTTCAGGAAACGAAAGGAGAAACGATGAGCCACTTCGGTCGGAGCGCAAACATCACATTGTATTTCATGCAGAATGCTGGTAAAAACTGGAGCGAAAAAAAACACATTGATAATGCGGTAATCCCGATGAACTCGATTGCTGATTTGTTTATTGAGTTAATTGAAGCGGATAAACGTTTCGGAGATGTCGATGATCTGAAAAAAACGCACCGCACAAACTGGGGGCTGATACTTCAGCAGGCGAGTTCAAAACGCTCTGTATTTCCTGACGTGCTTTCAGGTATTGAAATAAGTTTCACTTTAAAGATTAAAAGAAATTATTGCTAACAAATTAAAACATTATAAATCATGAGTTTATGTAAAGAATTAAAGAATTTAGGCGCGGCCACCTGCAAAAACCCGATGCAAATAGCCAAACGGCTAATCTTTGTGCCGGAGCTTGGCAGTGCTGGGACGGAAAACGTGATCGCATCGGCGGCGGGGGTGACAAAAACAGCACTTCAAGCGTTCTTTGACGCGGCCGACAAAGTGAACCGATATTACCCAACGCCGCTGATCGAGAATGTAGAAAATGTTCGAGCTGAAACAACGTTCCACGAGTTCAACTCAGGTGCGAAGCTGGCGGTTAAGCAGGGCATAAAACATTTTGTTGGTTATTTGCCAGTAGAGTTTCCGCAATTGCTCGGAAGTTTGAAGGCATGGGAGGGGCAGAACTTTGGTATTTACATCATTGACAAAGACGGGAATTTCATCTATCAAACCGATGCCGCAACAAAGTTAAAGGTTAAGCCATTCAAGGTCGATGGAAATAGCTTCGTCGCTTCATATGTTGAGCCTACTGATACCGAAGTCGCAATGGTCAAATTTGAGTTTGATTACTCAGTGAGTGTTAAGGATGAATTGATGCGCTACATTGATGCTGATGACTTAGACTTTAACGGACTTGGAGCTGATGTTTACCCGTTGATGACAGTAATAGGAACGCCAACAAGCCCGTTGGCAGCAAGTGTTCGACTTACACCAGTCACTGAGTATGGCGAACCGGTGACAGGGCTCACGCCCGCCGAAATTTCTTGTGTGGATGACAAAGGCGTCTCCGTTACTGTTTCAGATGTTGACGAGTTTGCGTGGGGTTACACAATAACATTATCAGGACGCGCAGTAGAAACGGAATGTTATCTGTCGATTACTAAACCCCGCTATGACTTCTCAGCGATTAATGCGACGTCCGTTACGGTAGATTTTGAACAGGAATAAATTTAGTGTGCTTGTAGCTTTCATTTTGGGCGGGGTTTTTTTGTAAACATTTTTTTTTGCCCCGCCCTATTTTTTAAAACAATATGGAAAAGTTAAAGGGCTTATCGGAAAGGGTTGACGGTCTATCAATTATGGGTGCTATTGAAAAAGCGTTCAGCACTTCAGCTGTAAAAAGCGAAACATTAAAATTAAACCGTGAGCAATTAAATGAAGGCAAAGGAGCGCATGGTGAAAAGTTAAGCACATACAAAGCTGTTGCGCCTGATGTTTACGCATTGTTCACCGTAACGCTAAAAAAAATGTTTGGACAGCCGCATAATAAAGTTACTTTAAAGGATACCGGAGAATTTCACAGTTCATTGAAAGTGCAACCATTCCCAGGCCACGCACTGGTAATTGGTGACACGAAAAAAGCAAATGGCGACATGGAAGATAACATTGACGTGTCCTCAACCCTCGGAATAATGCCGGATAATATGCAGGAATTGATAATGTCAGTGATCCCGGAAGTGCAAAAAAGTATTCGTTCAGATTTAAGGATATGACTTTCGGCAATGCGATACGGCTCGCAAAGATTAGGTCGAGTGCGGATTTTAAAAACTATCATGTAATAAAATTAAAATGCGGAGCTTATGATTTGATAAATGAAAACACCTACAGCGAAGGAAAACATGGCCGGAGTTACTTTAAAACAGATTTACAAAGACATTGACGAACTTCCGCTTTGGAACTACAAGAAAATAATTGAAACAAAAGATTTAATATACTTACTCAAGAATGACAACACAAAAGCAACACCGGACGAACTCGCGAACATCTGGGCTTCCATCGGTGAGCAGCTATCCGAGTTCAGCGGCGTTTCAGACAAGTATCAGAAATGGCTACTCCTCCACATCGACTATGAAAACCTGCAACTTGATTACATTGCAACCGGAGACCGATCGTTCATTACTCAAATTAACATCAAAGCAAAGCAGATCGAACGGATGCAAAAACAATTTGAAGGCGGCGGCGAAAACTTTGATAAACAGATTGCAGCGGTCGAGTTATATTTTAAATTTCACATTGACGAAAAACAGACAACTGTTAAACGATTCTTTAACTATATCAATTTAATGAAGACCGAAAATGGCCGAGGGAATAATTAAATACACGGATTTATTTGACGCTGATTTAATCGCAAAAATCACAGCTTTAAAGACTGAGATTGACGCGTTGCGAGAATCAGCAAAGCAAATAAAAACGGCCGTCCCTAAAACTGGAGCAAAAGCTGGCGACACCGAAAAATTAAACAAGGTGCAGGCGGAGCGGATCAGGTTGCAGGAACGGTTGAACTCCCTTGAAAGTGAGGAGGCAAAGGCCAACTTAGAATTAAAACAACAAATAGCAGACAAGTTAAGGCAACAAAAGGAGGAGATAAAGCTTTCAAATCAAAAGGCAGGTTCGCTGAATAGCGAATCCGCTAAACTAAAGAAGTTAAAAGAGGATTACAGAAACCTATCAGCCGAAGAACGTAATAATGTCAAGGTTGGCGGCGAAATGCTTAAGAACATCCAGGAGCAGGATAAGGAAATGAAAAGCCTTGACGGCTCGATGGGCGACCATCAGAGAAATGTAGGTGATTATAAAAACTCCATCATTGGCGCATTTCAACAAATGGGGATTCCGATTGGCGGCGTTACTAAATTACTTGCATTGCAGACTACGGCACAAGAAGGATTAACCGCCGCTAATGCTGCCGGGACTAAAGGTCTGAAATTATTTAAAATTGCATTGTTGGCCACAGGAATAGGTGCTATTGTAGTGGCCATTGGGGCACTTGCAGCCGGATTCCTTTCAACTCAGCGCGGGGTTGATGCTGTTAATAAAGTGTTGATCCCATTGAAAGTCGTCATGCAGCGTTTGTGGGGGATTGTTCAAGAACTTGGAACGGCGATAGTAGATGCTTTTAGTAATCCGCAGCAAACCATAAAAGATTTATGGCAAGCGCTGAAAGAAAACATCATTAATAGAATCACGGGAATAGCAGATCAATTTAAGGCTTTAGGGAAAATTATAAGTTCGGCTTTTAGTCTGGATTGGGAAGGTGTAAAGGAAGGTGCCGCAGAGTTTGGCGAATCGACACTGCAAGTAATGACAGGGGTTGACGATTTGACTGGGAAAGTAGCGGCTGGGTTTAAATCTTTAGGAGCTGAGATTTCTTTGGCGGCTGATGAAGGTGCAAGGCTCGCGGAAATTAAAAAGGAATTAGAAGAACTTGCAATCACAACGGCATTAGAGGAGGGCAAACTTTCGCGGACATTTCAGGAGCAAAGGGAGATATTAAATGATGTAAATAAGTCTAACAAAGAGCGGTTAATTGCAGCGAATAAAGCGATTGAAGCATCAGGGCGGTCAAAGGATCTAAAATTACAGGAACTTGCGTTGTTGATAGAGGAACAACAATTGAAAATGAAGCAAAACGATTCAGACCGTGAGGCTCAACTTGAATTAGCAAAACTTCAAGCGCAAAGGGATGAAATTGA